GCGCTACCGCCGGGCGTGACGATGCACGCGCTTAGGCATCGCTTCGCTACGCGGGCATATGAGCGCACGGGTGACCTTGTAGCCGTTCAACGCATCCTCGGGCATGAATCGCCCCATACGACGCTACGGTATCTAGCGATTGCGGACGAGGCGCTAAGGGCCGTCGTAGAGGCGGCGGCTTAGGGGCGTCCTTCAAGGGACCGGATACGCGCGTCGTAATCGGCGTGCTCACGATCCCTAGTTGACCGTAGGTCCCCTATCTCGTGGCCTAAGCCTTTGACCTCACGGGAGAGGCTTTCGACCGAGTGCCGCGATATGAGAACGTCGGACGCGGTTTTCATCTGTTCCGTCTCGATGCGTCGCACTGTCTCGCCATTGGAGGTGAGAGCGCTCTCGATGCGCTCGATGGCGCTGGAGTGCGCGGCGAGGGCATCCTCTAGGCGGCTTACGGCGGCGGCGGCTTCGGCGGTCTTGGCGTCGGTCCTGTTCACGGCGTCGGCGAGGCTGGAGCCGTGGTTAGGCCTGACCTGGGCGTGGATTCGCTTCGCCTGTATCAGCGTGGCGGCGCTGGTCACGATGGCGGCGACGCCACCGAGGCCACCTAGAGCGGTGATAACCTCGGCGGCGGGCGTCATTCGTCGCTGCCCTTCGGGACGTGGGCTAGGGCGGTGCCGGTACCGAGGACCGAGGCGACGAGGGCAACCCACATGGGCGCGGTCGATGACTCGATGACGCCGTACACGACGAGGATGGGCACGAGGGCGGTGGCGATGCCGTAGAGCCATCGGCGAACATCTGGGGTAAGCCAGGCGAGCGGCTGGGGTGTGATGGCGTGCTTGGGGTCGCTCACTTGTCGCCCCCGTCCTTGCTGATGGCGGCGAGGACCTGGGCGGTCGCCTGGTCGATGTCCACGCGGGTTTCGGCGGCGGCGGTTGCGGCGACGCGGTTATGGCGTTCCCATGCTTCGCGGATGAGCATCTCAGCGTGATGAGCTGGAACCTCGGTCATGGGCAGAACGTCGTTGTAGACCTGCGCTCCTACGCGGTCGAGGGCGTATGCGCCCGCGGTTTCGGTGATGAGGGCGTATCCCTTGATGCCGTAGACGGAATTGTAGGAGATGGTGAACATGCGGTGGGTTCCTTTCGGGGTGGTGGGGGTTGCGGTGGTTGCGGTGTCGGCCCCGGCGGGCGGGGTGGACGCGGGCGGGCGAAGGACGTGGGTCCACGATCCGGCGAGCGTGTAGGGGTGGGACGAGAACGGGACGACGCGGGTTTCGCCGCCGGTGTCGTCGCCTTCGCCGTCGCCTTCGGCGCTGCCCATGATGTCGCCCCGTCCGTCAATCCAGGCTTCGGCGACGCGGTTGTCGCCAATGTAGGCGGCGACGTGTCCGACGCCGCCGGATGCGGCTTCGGATAGGATTACATCGCCGGTGTAGAGGTTTGCGGCGAGGCCAGCAGTAGCGGCGTAAGCGATGACAGTCCATCCGGCGGCCTCGAAGGCGGCGCGCATATCGCCGGTGTAGGTAGCGGCGCCGGTTGGGTATCCGGCTTGCTTGGCGGCTTCGATGACGAGGCTTGAACAATCGGCCTCGAAGGTGAAGTATCCGCCGGGCACGCCGCGCGTGCGTTGAACGTCGAGGCGGTTGGGCTGGGAGTATCCCCCGTCAGCTTCGGCGCACATCCAGTACAGACGGCGCGCGAACTCTTGTACGGTCATTCGGTGGTTCCTTTCTCAGAGGGCGATGGCCAGCCACATCAGCTGCGCATACGCGGACGCGCCGCTGGTGTTGTTGTGAGCCATCCAGGTAAAGCCGTCAGCGGTGATGTCCCATGCGGCCAGATTGAGGCGCTGGTTCTGGGACTGCATGAAAACCATGGGGGGTTTGCTGAAGCGCTTGGAAAACTTCACCGAGTAGGAATTCGTCGTTGCGCCGGGCTGGAGGGACCCAACGGCGACCTGTCCGATCTGGAAGGCGGCGGCGAAACGGTCGGTGGCCTCTTTCAGCTCGGCAAAATTGGCGTTCACGTCCTCAGCGCGGGCGATTTCGCCGGGCACAAACGTTTTCATGATGGTTGTCCTTACTGCTTGTTATTGGTCAGGGTGAGGGTTGTTTTCCATGCCGTCGGCGTGATGACGTGGGCAACCTGGGTGATGAGCGCGGGTGCATCTTCGCCGCGCCATTCGACGGCGACGGCCGTAATGGGGTCGAGGGTGGCGGCGGCGGCCATGTGGGCGGCGCGGTCGGTGGGACCGGCGTCGTGGGCGGCGACGAGGGCAACCGACGAGGGCATGGGGTCGCCGGTGGTCGTGGCGAGGTAGCGGCGNCGCGGGCCGGGAGGGTCGTGTCGATGCTCACGGCCGCCCCTCCCCATGCGTTCGCGGCCGTAGGGTCGGTAACGGTCGTGTCGGCGTCGTCGGCTTCCCACTCGTGTTGCTCGGTGTCGTACTTCGCGCCGTGGTTGGACAGGGTGACGTGGGCGATCGTGTCGTTGGCGGACCATGCGACGTTTAGGTCGGTGTAGGACCAGATGCGTTCACGAAGGTTACTTGCGGCGGCGTCGGTGAGTGTGAGCGTGGGCGTGCGGGGGCGGCGCACGCGGATGGACACGGTTCCATCGCGCTCTACTGTCCACGATCCAAGGACTGATGCCATGAGCGCGTCGAGGTGGCGGGCTAGGCTCGTTTCCCAGACGACGGGGGCCATTGTCTGTGTCGCCTGGTCGTGCACCTGGTACGTGAGTTCCGGGGCGGACTTGACGAGTCGGTCGAGGCGCGCCGCCCACGATTCGGAGCCGTCGCCGCCGTCGGCCTTTGCCCCGTAGCGGGTGATGGCGGCGAGGCGTGCGACGTTGTCGGATGCGGTGAGGCTGACCTCGTAGTCGATGCGACTACCGGGCTTGTGTGGGGTGATGGTGAGGTCGGTGATGACGCCGGTAAACACGAGCGAGCGGGTCGGCCAGTGAATGAGGCGCACGGGGGTTCCGTGGTGCAAGCCGGTGGCGCGCGGGCTTAGCGCGTTGATGGCGCGCGCGGTCAGGGTGCCGACGGTTGCGGCCATCGCGGGGCCGGTCGTCGTGACGCCGCGCGTGACGGCAATTTCGGTGCACGGCCCGGTGATGTCCTGCCACTGGGAGATGTTCGTTTCGCCAAGGTTCCATGCGCGGGTATCCCAGGGGGTCGAGTTCCACACCATTGCCCACGGCTTTGCGACGCCTCGCGTCCATGAGGCGCGGTTCCACCTGTCGTTATTCCACCGAAGGCCAAAGAATCCGGGTAGCGGATAGTAGGCCTGGAGACTGAGCACGTCGCACGGGCGCGGGTTATCCGGGAGGGGCGTGTCGTCGGTGATGGCGAGTTCTTCCACGACGCCGGTGGGGATGCCGGTCACCTCGATAATGAGGCTGGTTCCAAGCGACGTGTTACGCACGTGGTGCGTGTAGTAGGTGCCGCGTACAAACCGCTTGGCGTCGTCCCCTAGGCGGATGACGACGTATTGGCCCGCCTGGTTTGTACGGATGCGGATTCGCGCGGTAATCAGGTGGTTCGGGCGCAGATTGTCCACGGTGATGCGTAGGAAGGACGAGCCGGGGGCGAGCGTGAAGCGGGTGTGCCCGCCGGGCATGGCCTCGGTGCGCACGCCTTCCCAGGTGGACGGCGGCGGCGGGGGCAGGGTCACCATGAGCGGGTCCTCCCTTCGGGGTTAGCGGCCAGCGCCGTTAAGGCGCGTGTACTGGTCGATAGACTGGGCAATGACGCGGCCAGCGTCGATGGACGGGTGAAGCATCTGTGCGTTAACGGTGATCGTGACGCCGCCGCCCCGGCGCAGACCGGCGATACCGTTCACGTCTGGGAGCGCGAGGCCGCCGGGGTCGGTGTCTGCCACCATTCCGGTGAGCGATCCGAGGGAGCGGCGCACGGCCCCGTACCGGGATTCGAGGCCACGGATAAAACCGTCGATAACGAGGCGGCCAGCCGGGGTGAGGAGCACCGCGTCATAGTCGGCGGGGCCCTTCCATGACGTGAGGCTGGAGGTAAGCGACCCAAGGGTGTCGCGGACAGACCCGATCATGCTTGAGATACCGTTAATAAAGCCCTGAATGAGTGACTTACCGGCGTTCCAGAGGGTAGAACCGAGGTTACCCAGGGCGCTAAGTGCGCGAGACGGGAGGGATGACACGTAGGACACGGCCGTTGCAACGCCGGATGAGATGGCGGACGTGATGCCATTCCACGCGCCGGAAACGCTGCCACTAATGGACGCCCACACGCCGGAGAACACGCCGGAGATAACGCCCATGGCGCCGGTAATCCATCCTTGGACGATGCTCAGAGCGCCGGAGATAACGCCCTTAATTCCTTCCCAGACGCTCGAAAAGATGGTCTTGATGCCTTCCCACACGCCTTGCCAGTCGCCAGAGAGGGCAGAGGTCCAGACCTGGATAATGCCGGATATGACGCCCACAACCGTCTGGACGACGCTCGATAGAATCTCCCACACGCCGGTAAAGACGCCCTTGATGCCTTCCCAGATGGTGGACCAGTTCGCGGCGACGCCGGTAAAGATGTTGACGATGAGGTCGGCGACGGGTTGCCCGTAGGTCGCCCACGCCTCTTGCAGCTTCGGCCACACGGCGTTCCATGCGTCCACGATGGCGGCCCATGCGGCTTGCAGGGCGGGCACGACGTTGGTTTGGAACCATTCGGCGACGACGGCGGCCGCCGCTTTGATCTGTTCCCACGCCGCGTTCACGGCGTTACGGAACGTCTCGTTGTTCTCGTAGAGGGCCACGAAGATGGCGACGAGGGCGGCGATGGCGGCGACGACGAGGAAAATGGGGTTAGCGGCCATCGTCGCGTTGAGGGCCGCCCACGCGACTTTCGCGGCCTCGATAATGGCTTTGATCTTGCCGAAGGCCTGGAAGCCGGCAACGAAGGTGCCGATTACCCCGGCGGCGGCCCCAATGGCGTGCCCAAAGCGCTCGAAGAATTGCACGACGCGGCTAATCGCAGGGGGGACGGTCGTGGTGAGCCAGTCAATCAGGCGCTTGAGCCGGGGCATGACTTCGGTCTGAAAAACAGATGCGGCGGCCTTGATCTTCGGGACGACGTTCGCGGTGAACTGGTCGGCAAAGTTCTTGAGGGCAGGGAGGGCCACGTCGCGCGCCCACGTGGTGAGCTTTTCCATGGCGGGCACGAGGTATTCGATAGCGGCGGACGCGAGCGCGGTCACGGCGGGCAGGACGAGGCCGCCCGCCTTGGCGGCGAAGTCCCCTAGATGGGCCTTGAGGACCTGGATTTGGTGCGAGAGCGTGTCACCTTCGCGGGCGAAAGCACCGTGCGCGTCGGCGGTCTGCTCCATGATGAGCGCGAGCGTCGCGGCCTGTTGCGCCTCGTTATCGAAACTCCCGCCTACCTTGGTAAAGCCAAGTTCGGCGGCCTTGGCGTCAATTGACGCTTGCTTGAGGGACACGCCGTAGCGCTCGATAGGGTCACGTTCGCCCTTGAGGGCGGACGACAGAGCGGCCACGGCGTCGGCCGTGGTGCCACCAAATTGCGCGGCGAGGTCGGCGGCCACGCCAATGAGGTCGTTGGTCTTTCCGGCGAGCTGGTCAATCGAGGTCCCACCGTTTTTGAGCTGTGCACCAAGCAACGTGCCCAACTCTTGATATTCGTTCTTGGTGAGTCCGACCGACGATGCGGCGGTATCCGCAAACGCTTTCATCTGGTCGGCCCCGCTCTTGAACACGGCCTCTATAGCGCCCGTGGATTGCTCCAAGTCGGCGGCGGCGCTCACGGCCTTTGCACCGGCGACGCCAATGGCGGCGGCCCCGGCGGCGGCGACCGTGGCGAGCGTGGTCACGGCGGTTTTACCGGCTTCGGCCAGACCGGATAGGCCGGTTTCCTTCGCAAGGCCCTTGAAGGCGCGCGAAAACTTCTTGGTGTCGGCGACTACCGAGACTTTTACGACGTGACCGGCCACTGCCTAGCCTTTCTGTGCTTGCGCTCGTTCGTGGAGGAGGTCGAGGATGGCGTGAGCGTCCTCGATGGTGAGGCGTTCGCGCGCGTCCCACGGGGGTATGCCGGCGTCGATGGCGAGGATTGCCAGGACGGGACCGAGGGACGACGCGCCGGTCATTCCCCCGCCGGGGCGTCGGTGGTTGCGTCGCCCACGAGGCGGGTGGCCTCGTCCATGGTGAGGTCGGTGGCGGCCGTGTAGGCGTCGTCCCTGGTCTGGTAGCCGCCGCGTCGGTAGAGCATGATGGCGCACATGGCGATCATGGGGGCGGCGAGAGCGCCGCCCGCTTCGGGATCGAACGAGGTGATGGGCTGACCGGTCTTGCGCTCGTAGTAGTCGAGGTCGCCAAGGGTCATGCTGTTCATGTTCATGGTGGTTTATCCTTACCAATCGTTTTTATCTAGTAGCTCTTTGATGCCTTCACCGATACCGGCGAAGGTGCGCGGGCGCAAAGTCTCTTCGGCTTGCGAGAGCCAGCGGGGGCCGGATGATCCGTCCCGTCCCCAGTGATTGACGCCCGCGTAGGGAAGGCGCTTAGCGGAGCCGACGCGGACCATGACTTTGCGCTTGCTTCGTGATGGCTTGATGCCAGATGCGAGGCGGCCGGTATCGCCGCGTGGGGCGAGGGTCTTGGCGAGGGCGGCGATGGGGGTTGCGAGCCGGTAGGTCAGCTCTTTCAGGTCCTCGGCGGCCACGCCCACGCGCTCGGCGTCGCGTAGTAGGCGCTTGATGCCCTGAATCTCTACGCTGCCGCCGTCTAGGTGGACGTGACCGTCGAGGATGCCAGCCACGGGTTAGGCATCTTCCATGTTGCCGGTGCCAAGCGTCGAGGTGGCGGTGAGCTTTTCCGGCTCGCCTTCGCACGTCCACTCGAACTCGAACGTGCTGCCCTTTTCGTCGCCCGCCTCGGAGGAGATAGACGGCTTGGTTCCGATCTTGGCGCGGACCTTGAAGTGGGGTTGCTTGGCGGTGGCGGTCTTGTTGCCGAAGGGCGCGACGAGAACGTCCACGGTTCGCCCGGCTTGCTGCCAGATCATTTCCCAGAACGAGCCGGGATCAAATGAGACGATGGCCTTCCCCTTGAGCTTCCAGGACGCGGACGAGCCACCGAGGGCGTCGGCGAAGGTAACCACGTCCTTGTCGGACGTTTCGGGCGAGAGGTCATAGGACGAGAGATCAGACCAATAATCTTTGCCAGCGATGGAAAAGCCAAGGCGGTTGCCAAGGATGCGGGTGTTACGGGTAACGGTCATTGTGGGAACCTTCCAAGGGTGTAGGTGAGTGTGGTGGTGATGGGGGCGGCGAGGTAGGCCTGTCCGTCGGCGCTCTTGATGCTCGTGTAGGCGTCGATGGCGGCGACGGTTCCGGCCTTGATGAGTGCGACGGCGATCGTGTCCACGGCCTCGTCGAGGCGCTCGATGGCCAGGGCGTTGGTCGTGGGTGCCACCGCTACCGTGAGACTCATTCGCACGGTGACGGCGTTGTAGGTCGTGTCGTCGGTGGTGAGGAGCGGGGACGCCTCGGTAATGACGATGCACGGCGGCGCGAGCCGTTCCGGGACGTTGGTCACTACCGGGAGGTCGGTGGTCTCTCGGAGGATGGCGGCGAGGTCGGCGCGAGCCGACGCGATGGGTCCAGAGTCGTGGGTCATGAGATAGCCAACGGGAGATATGGGGAGAGGAGGGGACGCGCGGCGACGAGGGCGTCACGGGCAACGCGGATGGCAGACGCGCCATCCAGGCCGTCGGCAAAGCTCTTGATACCGTTGGGGGCACTTCGCCGATGGTAGAGCTCTGCGGCGACTTCCATCACGGCCCGGTCGTGCACGTCCTGTGGGATGACGGCGGTACCGACCTGGCTACCCACGAGCGACGTGGCCTCGGCAACGCACGAACGGAGGTAGTCGTCGATGGGCACGTCGCCCACGTAGGCGGAAACGCGGGTAGGCAGGTCGGCCACGGTCAGGCCCCGATCTTGAGGGGGACGAGGCCGGTGGGGATTTCGGCGGCGACGGCCCCGTAGCGGTAAACCGAGAACTGTCGAGACAGGTTGATGATGTTCTCGTCCTGGAGCTGGACGAGGGGCGTCTCGTAGGTGCGCATTGCGTCGCGGTTGTAGAACGCGCCAACGATGCCGACGCCAAGCTGTCCGGGCGTGGCGCGAAGGTTGCAGGTGACGGGAACGTCGAGGATTACGCCGGTCAGGGCCTTCGCGTCCACGGTGCCGATCGTGTTGGACGGGTTTTCGGCGGCGCGCATCAGCGGGCGGCCGTCGGTGCCGGTCAGGCCGGAAAGCGCCTTGAAAGTGGCCTTGTCCACGACGAGGCCGTCGAGGCTGAGGCCAAGGTCGGCATACTTGGCGGCGGCGTCGATAAACAGGCCGCTAATGTCCGACCAGTTGAGCGCGGTGGCGGCCTTGGTGATGGCGAGCTTGTTGGCGTCCTGGGTCTTGACGGCTTCCGCGAAGGCGTTGGCGAAGTACGCGGCGGACGCCTGGCCAGCGGCGATAGCCATACCTCGGAGCGAGATGTCGAGGAGGTTCACGCGCGCGCGCTTGATGGCGGTGAGGGTTAGCTCGGTGTAGCCGCCGAACGTCTTGATGGGGGCCTTGCGGGATGCCGTCGAGATTTTACCCATGGTCAGGTCGTCGCCCTCGTTGGCGAGCTGTGCCACCTGGAGGGTGTTCGTGGCAAGCTCGGTGAACTCCAATTCGAGGCCATCGTCAGGCAGGGAGCCGGTCGAGAACAGGTGCGCGAGGACGTTGGGCTTATCGACCAGGCGCGTGAGGTCCTTCATCCATACGGGCGTCGTCATGGTGGCGTCTGCGCTGGACTTGGTACCGGCGAACGCGCGGGTCTGGAAGTCGGCGAGGGCGGCGCGGTATGCCTCGTCGCTAATCAGGTCCTTGAGTGCCTGGCCAGGGGTGCGAGTGTCCTCAGCGCGGGTGGCGGGGGTCAGGTCGGCGAGGGCGGCGCGCTGTTCCATCGCGGTCAGGTCGGCGCGAAGGTCGTCCAGGTCGGCGGCGAGCGCGTACTCGGTCGTTTCGGTCATGGTGGGGGTGTTCCTTTCGGGGGTGGCGGTCGGCTGGGTGCGGACCTCTGTAATGGCGGCGGTCTCGTAGGCGGGGAAGGGCACGAGGCTAACCTCTCGGAGCGCAAGTCTCGTGATGGTGGTGTGGGTGCCCCTCTCGTCCTCGGTGCGCGTGGTTTCGAGGGGGGCAAAGCCAATCGAGAGACGGTCAATCACGCCGTCGCGGACGAGCTGGTAGGCATCGCGCGCGGTCTGAGTGTCCGAAAACCGGGCTTCAATCTCGATGCCCTCGTCCGTTTCGGTGGCGGCGGTGATGAGTCCGATAGGTTCGTCGTGCCGATAGACGAGCTTGAGGCTCGTGTCGGTGTCGGCGCGAGGGGCGAGCGCGCCGGGCGCGATGGTCTCGAAGTAGCCGGGGATGAGTTCAATTTCGGTGTTGTAGGGGACGGCGAGGCCTCTCACGGTGCGCGGCGCGTCGTCGGTGCCGTCGGCTTCGGGGGTGGGGGCGATCTTGAAGTCGCGGGTCTGGAGGTCACTCATTAGGCTGGTCCTTCGGGGTGGCGGCGGTGGGGTCGGTGATGCCTTCGATGCGGCGGGCATAGTCGGCGGTGTAGATGCCCGCTTCGATGGCGGTTTTGTGGGTGGCCATGCGGGCAGACGGGTTGGCGCGGAGGAGCGCGTCGAGGTTGAATCGAACGACGGTGCCGCGCGGGAGAATCGCGGTGAGGGTGTCCTCGATTTCACGCAGGTAGGCCATCAGGGTCCAACGGATAAAGTCGGTGGCGGCGTCGGTGACGTTCTGGTAGGTCATGCTGGAGCCGTTGACGGCGGCTAGGAGCATGTGGGCAGGGATTCCAAACATTCGTCCAACCGAGAGCACATCAAACGCGCGGGATTCGAGGAACTGCACCTCAGACGGCGTGAGGTGTAGGGGCGAGTATCTGAGGCCCGCGCCAATGACGGCGACGCCGCCGCCCTGGCTATTCGATTCGTTCCATGCCTTTTTCGCGTCGGCGGCTTGCTGGGAGGTGATGGGCTGGTCGGTGGACAGGATGCCGGTCGGCACGCCCCCGGCGTGCGTCCACTGGGACGCGTAAGCGGCCATGTCGGCCGCGCCCTGGAGGGAGCGTGCGCACGCCTGGATAGGACCGAGGCCAGCGGCTTCGCCGGGAACGTAGGTCAGGCGCAGGTGGCGCAGGTCGGCGGGCTGGTAGGTGCGTCCGTTCCATTGGACGGTTCGCGCGCCCGTGGCGCGGTCCAGGACGGGAAGGCATTCGGTTGGGTTCAGAACGCGAAGGCTAATCACGCGCCCGTCTCGGTTGCGTCCTATGAGCCAGTAGGCGTTACCGCGCATAGCGAGTGAGGCGATGGTTTCGGCGATGAGGGCGGTCACGGTCAGGTCAGGTCCGGGCGTGGTGACGATCGTGGGTAGGTCCTTACCTTCAAGCTGTACGCCGTCGCGCCATGCGTCTAGGCTGATCTGCTTACCGGCGGCCTGGAGGACGGTTACGGCGCGGTAAACCGAGTCGATGGCGAGCGCGCCGCGCTCGGTGATTTCGGCGGCGGCGTGGCGAGGGGGCGGGACGACGCCGGGAAGGACCGGCGCGCCCGCCTCTTCGCGGTGGAAGCCAAACAGGGACGCGAGGGATGCCATGCGGATAGTCTGCGCTGTACCTGATTCGCTCACGGCTGTGAGTGTCGCCACTGGTAGGAACGCAGGGCCTTGCGCGCGTGATTATGGCCAGGGTGGCAACGGCGCTCGTGGTCGGCGATTTCACCGAGGGCGCGCTCGTGGGATGAGGCGGGCGAGCCGCGCCACCCACATTCACACA